CCCCTTTCGCCTGCCGCTTTACCACACAACAAGCGTAGCACACAGAAGAGTCGTTGTCAACACTTTTCGCGACTAACCACCCCAGATCTTCACGTCCCATGCGTCCCATCCGTTGAGCATCTCGCTGGCGGCTTCCAGTTCCTCGCTGTCAGCGTCTTCTGCATCACGCGCAATGGAGTCGCGCTTCTGTGCCCACTCAAGGATAGCCTCATCGTTCCTGCCGTCAGGTTCGAAGGGCAGCGTAAATCCCATCGTGCAACCGATGGCTATCTGGATCTCTGATGCGCCACCCTCTTCGCCCACATCACCCCTCCACATCTCGCGGACACGGATTGCTGCCTTCACAGCATCGTAGGCGTTGTCGTACTCGAACGCCTCGCCGAGATTCTCATAGCGAGGTACGAGCATGTCCGGATTGGCGTAGTCAAGCCCACCGAAGGCGACCTCGACCACGGTTGTCCCATCCGGCCAGTATCGCTGGCGTGAGACGAACCATTTCTCAGGCATCGGGAACGAACTCTCCTTCCGGAGTTATGTCACCCTCCTCGGTCTGGACGTGGTCGCACGATTGCAGGTCGAACTCCTGGCTGTTCAGACACTGCACGATGTCGTCAGCAGTGTCCTCCTCGCTGTACTCAGAGAGCACGACGATGGTGAACGTGTGCCTCTGCATCACACACCCCCGATCTTCAGGTTATTGAGCCGACCTTCCTCCTCACTCAGTCGGAGCGTTGCAAACGGCTCCAGACCGAGATCCTTGGGCGTGACTCCTGTGTAGAGCGCGTCCATCTGGGCTTCGCTGACTACGACGATGGCGCAACCATCTGCATTCGTCCACGTCTCGCCATCGTTCAACACAACGATCGCACGCATGACCGAACCACCTACACCTTCTGTATGTAGACGACGCCGTTGCGGGACATCGCCTCGAACGGAAGATCCTCATCCTCCGCCCATGCGTTCAGACGCGTGACCGTACTCCGCGCTGATGCAGTGGACTCGTACTCCTTGAGGATAGCCGCCTGCGCCTTCTTGTTGGCGAGGAACTCACGCACGTCGTTCTTGAGCGGGGCACCACGATGCGCCTGCTCAGGAATGTCCTCCGGATTTATGATTATCACGATTTCACCTCCTCGCTGTGAGCCGCTTCCTTGCCGCACTCGCGGCAGTGGAATGTCCAGTTGTCATCGGTGCTGTCGTCATACACTTCCATCGTTGACTTGGCACCGCAGAACGGGCAATCATCACCCGACTTCGTGAGCAGGTACGCGCTCAGGATTCCACAGTTCTCACGCACCTCGAACCCACGTCCGAGCGAACGTGAGTGGCGAAGGTGGTAGTACCGAACGGCAGCACGGGCAAGTTCGAGACTTGCCACGCCCGTCTGGTCTGCCGAGTCAGGATCGTTCGGGAAGTAGCCCTTGGGATTTCCAGTCAGGTGCGCTTCCATCTGAAGGAAGTCGGTGACTGGCACTGCGGACTCGGGTAGTCCAAGCGCAGCACCCAACTCCTTCCCATACTCAGTTTGCCAGACGGTGTGCGTGTCCCTGCACAGCACGTCCAGAGCCTCAGATGCGTTCATGCTAGTTCCACTGCGCCTGATAGGAACGCAGTGCCTCCCTTCCCTTGTCCAGACTGATGCTCGCCATCGGATGGAATAGCATCAGTGACAGTATCGAGAACCTGCCATCGCAGAGCAGGGTCTCCCACACGATGTGCTGCGCTTCCACCTCGTCAATGCCCTCGGGGAACTCAGTGGCATCAACTCCCACGATTCCCATCGGCACGGCATCTTCCCACTCGGGGAGTTTCATGCCGAACTCAATGAGAACCAGATCTGGAGCACTCACCGCCATTCCTCCTCGTCATCTGGGTGGGGCTGCGCTGCATCGAAAACCTCGCGGAGTTGCTTGGTTCCGTCCACCACTAGCGTCCACCACCACTGCGTCAGTTCGTGCTTGCGAGTGCTGCGTTCGTCCTCCAGAGTGATGTGCGTGTGCCGCATGAGATCCGTGCGCGGCTGATGTACACGAAGCACCACGATATAGGCGTACAGACCATCGCTGTACGTCACTCCGCAGTACCCTGGACCGTCCAGTCTGTGGCTCAGTTCTACACCCACAACACACGAACGCGTCAGCAGCCCTTCGGCTATGATGCGCTCGTTGTTGTCATCCACCCACGTTATATCGTTGCCATCGAGAACGTGGTTGACTGGAATCAAACCGTACTTCTCGGCAATGCTCATCTTTCTCACCACCCTTCTCGCTGGTGCCTGCCTACAACAAGCGTAGCACGAGGAACTCGTAATGTCAACGGTTTTCGTGACTACTTTACTTCGCTGTCGCCCATGCCCTCCACGATTTGCGACAGAGCGTGGTCAATGGTGTCCATGTGGTTCGCGATCTTTTCCATCGACCGTTCGATAGCGTGTCTGTCCACGCGCCCACGCGTGTTCAGAATGTTCGCGATGTGCATGGCTTCCTGCGCGACCTCATCGGCAGCACCCCACAGCAGTTCTGAGTTGCCACCGATGAGGTTCGCATCAGCCGACCACGGCTCTACAAATCTTCCTTTGCGCCACCGTTTCTTTCTAGGTGTCACAGGAATTCAACTCACCCGAGATTCGCTCCCACTCCTGATACGCCTTCTCGTGGCTGTCGAAGTGGGTAGCCGTCACGAATCCGTTGTCGGCTTCGTGAATGATGTATGCGGGATACTCGACCGGATCGCGTGCGCTGCGTGTCCACAACGCGTAGTACCCGAATGACTCGTGGGAGAAGTCATTCTCACAGGTGCCGTTGCTGAGGATGCTTTCCCAGATGTACTTGGTCGCCTCTGTCTCGCCCTCGAACTTGCCAGGATCGGTGATTGGCTTTCGGTCGAGGAGATCCTTGAGGTAGCGATCCATGATGCTGTCTCCGTACACGAGGATCTTGCCGTATGCACGGAGGAAGTCCTGGTCTTCGAGGTGACTGGTCAACACCGAACATGACCACACCGCGTCCCAGAGCCTGTCGTTCTCGATATGCTCAACGATCTGCTTGGCACGCATGAGCAGAACGCCCTTGACCTCAGACTTGAGAAGATCTTCCATCACTATCCACCACCCTTCTAAATAGGGCGTGGGGGACGGGCGTACCCATCCCCCACTAGGGCAGGCACACGGAGCGTTGGGCTACGCTCCGAGGGCTTTCTTGACCGCCGGGAGATCCTTGCGGTTGAAGACCAACCGCTTGACCTTGTCGCCGTTGGATCGCTTCACGGTCTTGACCAGTGCCACGAACTCAGCACCGCAATCCGCCGCGTCCGTGAGTTCGAACGAGGCTCCGCTTTCACCGACCACCTGCTTCGGATTCGCCATTTCCATTCACCCCCTTTTCGGTTGCCTGCCCTGACACAACAAGCGTAACACACAGAACACGCATTGTCAACATGCAATCGCGGTTGACTCACTCTCCGTACACTAAATCGTTGAGGTATCGGATCGCGTCGTTCTTCATAGCGCACTCCGCCCTGAGATGCTCGTTCTCAAGGCGTAGCCGTTGCAGTTCTGCGCCCGTGTACGCTGCGACGAAAAGCATCAGAACCACCATGACGATGATGCCGATCTCCTCAGCAGTCTTCCTCATCGTCCTCATCCCCTTCTACTACGATGTCTGCTTCGTCTAAGGGATCCTCGTCCAGCACTGGAATGTTCTGGTTCACCCACAGGAATGCCAGTGCCGCTTTCTCTGTGAGCGTTTCACGCTCCATCAACGCCTCATTGCGGAGCATGGTGCCACCCTCCCTTCTGCCCTTTGCCCTTGCCCTACACGAGAATCATACCCCGCGAGGTTTTCTGTGTCAACCCCCTTTCGCGACTAAATGCGCTCTATGAAGTCGGGTGCGTCCTCGAAGTTGAGAAGCCCCACGGGGAAATCCTTCCCGAGTGCTGCTACCAGATCGCACAGGTAGAACTCCTGGTACGTTTGGATGTAGAACGCGATCTGGTCGTCTGGGATGATGCTGCCGTCCAGTTCGCTGACGGCACTCTTGATGGTGCCCTCCTCCTCGTCATCGATGTTGAAGATCGTGGTCGCGACGATTGAGCCTTCTGTCGTCACAACGGCATCGCCGAACACAAACTTCTTGCCCATGTCAGTACTCCTCTGCTACGATACGGTTGCTCTTGACGTACAAGCGCAGCGGAATGACACAGATGATTTGCGCTGCATCATATTCGCTGTCACCGACCCACCAGTTCCCGTCCTTGGATTGCATCGCCTCGGTCAGAACCTGTCCGTCGTCAAGAACGATGGTGCGCTCCTGCCTACGGAGTTGCTCGGCGATCGCCTTATCCGCCTGCTCCCAGTCGAATGGACCGCTCACTTCTACACCTCCTTCGTGACTTGCGTCGTCAGCCCGATAGAACTATTTGTACGCGCCGATTCTGTCAACGTGTACAACAGAACGTCAGTAGTAGTTCGGATCGTCGTTATCCCGTGGACCCTCCTCCCACACGTCAGACCACCCGCACTCGTCGTCCTTGCAACGAATGTGTACAAGCGGGGAATCCGTCATGGCTTCGGTCGGACCACCGCATTCGTCACACACTTCGTCGCACTCTTCGTACTTGCGGATCTTGACCTGTTCGTGGTACTCCGTGCGGTGGAAGTTGCCCGAGAACTCACACCGCTGGCACCCGAACGGCTCCTCCCCGCACGGGCGATTGCAGTTGGCGTCTTCGGGGTGATACCCAGGATCGCCCCACCCCAGATCCTCAGTTGACATCGTTCTCACCCTTCTTCGTGTTGATGATGATGAAGATCTCCACATCGGTGATGAGTTCCGGCGCGTGGCGAATGATGCGGTTGCGGACGCGACTTGCACTCCGAAGCGAACGCTCCGTGGCTATGCGCTCCCCGCACAGTCGAACCTGATACTCGGTCTGCATGGCTGTTCCCTCCTTGGGATTACGCGTCACAGGAATGTCCGTCAAAGCCATCCTCGGGGGTGTACTGGGACATTGCGATCCACCCGCAGTCGGGGCATGCGTACTTCCCGACCGTAGGACGCATCCACATCTGGCGGTGACACTTCGGGCACGGGATCGGCTTGCAGTTCTCACCCGAGTCCACATCCGTGAAGCGTGCGCCGTTCTTGATTTGCCAGTAGATCTCCGGCTCACGCATCACCATCTGACGCACCCACGGGTTCGGAGACTGGTACGGGTTCCGAACCCACTGCCCCGCCCTGTTCTTCATGTACATGCCCATGTTCCTCGCCCCTTACCTGTTCAGATGACGCTGGTACGCGCTCAGAAACGATGCGGTCTTGTGCGGGAAATCGTACTCCCACTCACCGCTGTTGACCGGATAGTAGTTGACTGGATCTCCGTTGTCCTTCCAGCCCCTCAGTGCCTTTCGGGAAAGCATGTACGCGCGATCCTCATAGCGCAATCCCCAACTGTCAACGGGGAAAATCACCATGACCGAGCCCATGCGGAAGCCGTGAAGCCCGAACACATGCGGACCGCACTCGGGATCGCCGCCCTCCTCAACCTGCGAAAACGGGGTGCCATTCTGTATGATGTGCATAGCCAGCAGAACGCGGCTACCCCAACGATAGGAACGCATGTTCGCGCACCGCTCGATGGTTTCATCTTCGCACAGGTGACACTTCCCGTCGCACAAGTTGTTCCACTGCTTGGTGGTGGTTCCCATGATGCACCTCCCTTCTACTGGTTGCCTGCCACACTACCAGTGTGCGCCTACGAATAATGTATGTCAACACTTTTCGTAACTACTTTGCATGGGAGAAGATATATATTCTGTACATGGGAGTATTGAAGTTCCTATCGCGCGTGGTAGGTAATGGTTGGGCGGCGCGTTTCCGCAGGTAGGGTTCGGCGTGTGAGTGTACGGGAAAAGTCGACCATCGGTGTATGGGATAGGTGGGGGATGTTACCCAACCCCGTCCAGCGATATCCACTACGATCTGTTTCGCTCCCAATGTCTCCGTCATTACGAAATATATAGAATGGCTCCGATTTATGTCGATCCACAGGGAAAATGTACCTCTGATTTACCTCGTAAAATGTTCTGACGTATTCGAATGACTTCGGGAGTATTCTGACGTATTCGGGTAGGACTGCATAAATGAAAAGCCGCCCGAAGGCGGCTTCTCGTGTGGGGTGGTGGCTGGGAGTGGTTGTTCTGTTAGCCCTTCGTGCCTGCGCGGTAGACCTGGAACGCGTTCTTGTTGCGGCTCCGCTCGTAGGAATCCACGCTCACCATCGCGGCGTTGACGTGGGGACCAGCGAGATCCACGGCGAACTTCCCCTTGGTCTTCGGAACATACGGCTGACCTTCGCGCTCGGCTCGGTACGCTGCCTTCGCACGCTCAAGGTGATCCGACCCGTGGAACGTGTGGATTACCTTGACCTTCTCAGGTGAGCCATCGGGGGCTGCGATGACGGCGAGTTCGTGACCTTCGGAGTCCACGCTCGTGATGAGTGTCATCTGCCCACGCTTCGTGCCACCATCAATCGCGAACGCGTGTCCCGCTGCCTTCGCGTACGGATCGGCGAATGCGTGGAACCGCAGTTGCCGAACGTTCCCGTCCGCGTGAGCGTAGAGCTTCGGGAATGCCTTCTTGACGGCTGCATCCCTTGCGGAATCCTTGGTCTCGTTGAAGACCTTCTGGAGCAGTTCCAGTTCGGTCTTCGCGAGCGCACGGATCGCCGCGACGATCTTGACTCTGAGTTCGTACTTCATTCTGAGTGCCACCCTTCTGGTTGGCTCCCAGCCACCCTATTCGCTGTGTCAAGGTTCACCCCACGAGACAAGTCTCGCACACAGAATCGCAAATGTCAAGCGTTTTCGCAACTAGTTTTTGCGACCTTGTTCTTGCATATTCGGGTTCGCAAGATGTATCGACGCCATTACTACATGGAAGACTAAAAGCCCCCGCATGCCGAATCACAGGGAATACTACCTCTACCTCGGCTCTTGAGTTTTCGGGCGTTTTCCAAGTGCCACTATCGCACTACAGCGTGGTGCAGTGATTTTCCTATGGCATAAAATCGGCTATTGATGCGTTTGCATACGGGCAAAGCAAAGGGCGCATGCCGTGTAGCATGCGCCCCGTGCCGTCAAGTAAAGCGTGGCAGGCGTTGCCCTTGTTACTGCCTTTGTGCCTTGCCCTCACTTGCACGGTATGCCGTGCCCTTGCCCTTTGTGCCGTGCGCACGGTACACGTCAAACGTGCGCTTTGCCTTGCCCGTTGCGCCTTCATACGCTGCAACGGTAACAAGTGCAGCGTTGACGTGCGCCCCGTTGTCACTAACGGCAAACTTGCCCTTTGCCTTCACAACGTAGGGCATGCCCTCACGCACTGCACGGTAGCACGCCTTTGCACGGTCAAACGCTAGCGTGCCCGTGAACGTGTCAACGCACTTTGTGCTTGCAGCGTTGCCGTCAAGTGCAGTGATAACGGCAAACGCCTTGCCCGTTGTATCAGTGCAAGTGAGTAGCGTCACTTGCCCGCGCTTTGCGCCACCGTCAACGGCAAACGCATGCCCTACAGCGTCAACGTAGGGCAACGTGAAGGCGTGAAAACGGCACTGCCTGATAGCGGTATCAGCGTTGCCGTCATGCGCGTCAACGCATGCCGTAAACAGTGCCCTGTCAAACGCCTTCACTGCCTGCACGCGCTTGTTGACGGGCGTTGTGTCAAACAGTGCTTGTAGGTCAACAAGTGCCTTGCCTAGTGCGTGCAGTGCCTTCACTACAGTCAAACGCGCTTCATACTTCATTGTGTGCCTGCCTATCAGTCAAACAGTGCGCCTGCACTGCCTGCCTGCCACGCTTCACTTGTCAACGTGCGTGCGCCCCGTGAGGGCGTCACTAATGATTATGCCCGTGCAGGCGTGAAGTGCAACGGTCAAAACGCGTTTTGGGTCGGGCGTTACCGTTACGTTACTTTGCATACAATATGCGTTTTATTGCATACCAGTTTTGCATGCGCGCTTTGCAACGGGCATGGAGGGTGCCCGATTTCAGTGAGTTACTATTTCATTCACTACCCAACCCAGTCCCACGAATTGCATATACCGAGAACTTTTCATCTCGATTTCTCGCTTTTTAGCCAAAAACCGATCGACTGGCACGAACGGGGCAAAATCCGCTAAAAAAAGCGTAGGCAACGTACGATCCCTGCAAATCGCGTAAAAAAAGCGTAGGCATAGCCCGTTCTGCTCATAAGGGGGTCCTACTTTTCATTTCGACGTACCCCCTAGTATAAAAACGCCTCTAGGTTATTTTTTAGCCCGATTTTCAATAAATCTCAATCTATTTCACAATATCTACTAAAAAAACATAAGAATGAGATCTCTCTCTTACGCGCGAGTCTAAAAAGAGTAAAGTAGGGACCCCCTAAGAAGTGGTTTGACCTATGCCTACGCTTTTTTCTGGAAATTCGCGTCCCAACTCGCCGCCACTCCACCTTGACAGTCCTCCCTCCACGAGCGTATGCTTGCTTCAATGTACCCCGAGCCTTTTTGGGAGGAATGGTGGGAAAGCCGGGAAAGGCCGAACTTGCAGTCCGACGCCAGTTGCAAACTCCTGGGACGTGCGGAGTCTTGACAAAAGCGGGGGTTCCCTGTGAAAATCCGGCAGGACAAGGAACTGACCATCGCGGTTCGGGACCTTGCAAGACACATGAGAGATTCAAGCACGTCACTGAGCGGGTTCCTGGTGCTCGTTACAGTCAAGGCATCTCAGAGAATGCTCTGGAGCATTTCCTCATTCTTGCGGAGGATCCAGAGATTACGCGGCTAGATGATGAGATCGCCGTCCTCAGAATGCGGTTGGACGACATAAACCGCATGATTGAGGACATTCGAGCACGCTACAGAGACAAAACGAAGCAGCAAATCCGACTTGGGGAGTACTTGCACGCCGCATACGGCGAAAAAGGCGACCCATGCGGCACAGCCGACCAGAAAGCCCTTCTCCAACTCACCCGTGACTCCGCGAAGATGGCTGAGTCCATTTCGAAGTTGGTTGCACAGAAAAACAAGATGGAAGAGGGCAGAATCGTCACTTTCAGGCAGGTTCAGGAGGTTTTGGCGCAAGTTGTGTACATAATTCGGCATCACGTCGCCGATGAGCAACTTCTTAGCGCGATTGCGGAAGATTTTGCACGCATTGACGTATCCAAACTCGAACCTAGATAATGGGGTGTGAGCATGGACGTGGAATGGGCGGACATCGAGGGACAAGCGTTCATTCGTGATGGGAGGGCTACGCCAGCAACGCTCGTCCAAATCAAGGCGGTTGGGTTCGATTCCTATGGGGTGGTCGTGGTCTACACGGAAAGTGACGAGATCGTTCCTCTAGCGGAGATGATGCTGAATGGCAACGAAGCGGGATAAAGAGGGCAAGGCGCACGAACGTCGCGAGTCCAAGGCTACTGAGAAGCGCGAGGAGAAGGCAGAGCGTCGCGCGAAGGGCAAGAAGAAGGGGAAGTAGAGATGCCCATGAAATCGCAGGCTCAGAGAGCGAAACTTTGGGCTACAAACCCGAAGGTCGCCGCTGAGTTCGAGAAGAAGACTCCAAAGGGCAAGAAACTGCCCAAGCGGGTCAAGAAGAAGAAATAGGGGGAGTTGTAGGTCGCCGCTGCCTTCCCCCCACGGTGAGCGATCTCCTCCCCCTTTCAGACTGGAGTAACGAATGGCTGGTGGCATCACCTACCATAGAGAGGACTTCTTCAAGAAACTGGCTTCCCAGATCTCTGGGTTGCCAGTGGATTTGGCTGCTAAGCGTGAGCAGTACAAATTCGAGCCTTGGACGTTCATCTCAGAGCAATGCGAGACCATCACGGACATTGACCCGCCGAACGGCATATACAGGTCGTGTCCGTTGGTTCTTTTCAACGCTCAGGAGAACCTCATACGGGACATCGTGTCTTTTGCTCCAGACGGCAGTGATTTCTACATCGATGACTCTCACGAGGAGAAATCACGGCAGATGGGCATGTCGTGGATCCTGGCTGACTTGGGGCTTTGGGCGATAGAATTCTGGCCTCACATCGCAGGTCTGTATCTCAGTCGTAAAGAAGAGGAGGTGGATGACGGCGGGGCACGTTCCACAAGAGACAGCATTTTCGGAAAGATCCGCTACGCTTACGAACACCAAGAGGACTGGCTCAAGGCATACGCACCAGTCGAATTCAAGTTCCTACAAATCAACAATCCTGCAATGGACTCCTTCCTTGTAGGTGAATCAGCGAACCCGAACGCAGGGCGTGGTGGCACCTACAAATTCGCAGTGTGTGATGAGTGGGCTTTCGTTCCCAACAGCGAAGCCGTCGCTATGGCGGTAGACCAAGCATGCAAGCGTGGTAAGATTCTCAACTCCACTCCGCACGGCACGGGCAATCACTATGCTCGCATAAAGCGAATGCACTCTCGGGGTGTTGACACTGGCTACAAGTTCCATCGGCTCCATTGGTCACAGAATCCCAAGTACGCTAAGGGACTCACGGTCAATGAGAAGACTGGACAACTGACTTCTCCGTGGTACGAGAAGATAACCCGAACCATGACGCGTGAAGCAGTGGCACGAGAACTAGAGATGTCATACACGTCCTCAATGAGCGGATTGGTGTACCCCGAGTTCAATATAGACCTTGACGCTCCAGGAACCGTTCAGTTCGACGCAGAGGTCGACTACAGCATCAAGAAGGGTCCAGTCTACTGTGGTTGGGACTGGGGACTCAACGACCCGACCTGCTTCCTGCTGATGCAGAAGAACGAGATAGGTGGGTATGACGTGTTCTACGAGATGTCGGAGGACGGTCAGCCCATCGAGAACTTCGTTCCATACATCAGGGAACTGCAACGGAACTATCCGTCCGACTGGGTGTTCTTCGGTGACATCGCTGGTATCCAGCGTGAGAAGATAACTGGCTCTTCGGTCATTGAGGAACTGGCACGGCATGGAATCCAAGTCCAGTACAAGAAGCAAGCGGTGCAGGATGGAATCAGTTTGATTCGGGTCATGCACCAGAATCGCCAGATCCGCGTTCACTCTCGGTGTCTGATGTACATTGAGTGCAAAACGAACTACCACTACCCGCTGGCACCTGACGGACAGCCACGGGAAGGCATCGAGATTCCGTACCATGACTGGTCAAGCCATCTCATGGACGCTGAGCGATACTGCGCTATGGGCGTCTTTGAGGGCGCGGAGATTGACCCAGACGACTTCATTCAGGATCCAGGCGATGACTGGCTTGGGTCTGAGATTGACGTTGAAACCATGTTCGGTGGTATACTGTAGTCAATCTTGCGCGAGAGAGTTGGAGGAGTTAGATGGCAGGGCTCTTGGAGCGTGTCGTCAATACTCTTGGCTACTACAAGTCCCCGAGTGCTAAAGAAGCCGAGAAGATTGTCAAAGACCAAATGTACGGGGGAACCGAAGACCCCGACGCCTCGCGCACCCCACCTGACTGGGACGTCGAGTTAGGAGATCCAGGAACAGAGACTTGGGCAGAACTGTACAAGGCTGTTCCTTACCCGCTCGATCCGCTCGATATCAAGATCTACTCGGACATGCGATATGGGAACGGCACCTGCGCTGCCATGATAAAGGTGCTCCAACTCCCGATCCTCGCGACCAAGTGGAACCTGTCTCCAGGACCCGAAGACAAAGACGGTGAGATAGCCGCCTTCGTCAATGATTGCCTCAGTCTCGGAGGCTACGAGGGTGGCATGGAAATACCCATGCAGCAGGTTCTCTACGAACTGACCGCTTCCTTCTGGTCGGGCTACAAGCCCATGGAGATCGTATGGAAGGCGGTCGACGACAAGATAGCAATCCGGAAGATCGCTCCACGGTCGCCGCTAACTACCAAACCCGTCGTCGACCGCCATGGAAACCTTGTGGGGGCTTTCCAGCAATCCAACTACATGTCGGAGGGGAAAGTTGTCTTCATCCCACGAGAGAAACTCCTCTGGTATACTCATCGAATGGAGGACGGCAACTGGTACGGAGAGTCCGACTTTCGTACTGCCTACGTTCATTACGAGACACTGCGAAAACTGTACATCATCGACAACAAGACACACGAAGTCACTGCTATCCCGATTCGTGTTGCTCAACCTACGATGGGTGGACTCTCGGCAACGCAGAAGAACGAGGTGTTCCAGAAAATCAAGAGGGTCGGTCTTGATACCGCCATACTGCTACCTAAAGACATCGCTCTCACCGAATTCGGGGCAAAGAACGCATCTGGTAGTAGCAGAGGCGAATCCATTGACCATCACACTACTCAGATGGCAATGTCGATCTTGGCACACTTCCTGCAACTCGGAACGAACGGACAAGGCACCTACAACCTGAGCCAAGACCAGTCAGACTTCTTCTTGACGATGGTGACGGCTGAGATGAAGAACATTGCCGCCACGTTCACCGAGAGCGTGGTTGCTCCTCTGGTCAAACTCAACTACGGCGACAAGCCCCTGATTGTTCCCAAGTTCGTCTTCTCCGACATGACCGACCATGTACGCAAGGTCGTTGAGTCAATCTTCTTGGCTATCGTTCAGGGTGGCGGTAGCAGACTCAGCGATGAGTTCGTTGAAGCCCTCGGCAAGCGTGTTGCCCAGGAACTCGGACTTGACCTTGCCACCATCGAGCGCAATGACGAAGACGCTCCTACTGCGACACGCACGCAGGAGGAGATAGATGAGCAGGCAATGAAGAAGTTCGAGGCTCAGGCGAATGCCACTGGCGCAGCGAAGGCGGGTCCAGGAGCAGGCAACAAGGCAGGCGGGGCGAACCAAGCCGTTGCAGCCGCTCGGAAGCAGACAGCCCCCGACAACAAGGGCACCAGCAAGGCGAACATGTCTGCCGCAGAGGTTCTGGACATTCGCAAGCGTAGTGACAATGCCCGTGACTTCTTCGGCAGGGTCAAACTAAAACTGTCGAACGACCTCGGTGTGAACGCTCCCGCTACCCCAGACGAGATCTCGGAATACCTGGATCTTGTGGATCTGTCGAGTGTGGAAGAGGTCAATGGGGTTGTCAGGCTCGCGGTCGAACTGGTAGAGTCATGGAAGGAGGTACAAGATGACTGAGTTGACCTATGTGAGCGATGTTGGTCTAGCAACAGAAGAGAATGGAAGGATTCGCAAGCAGATCCTTCCTCGTAACAAGGTTTACCGATGGCCGAATCGTCCTGGTATGATGCTCAACGTCACCGACGACGTACTCGACCAACTCGTCAACAACTTCAAGAAGGGCACGATCGATGTCGTGCCGTTCTTCAAGGTCGACAGGAAGAACAGTCACACGGAGGATCCGGAGGCGGCTCGTGGGCGCATCGTGGATCTGGTCAAGACGGACGAAGGTCTTGACGCAATCATCGAGCCCATCGACGACACTGTTCGTCAGGCGGTCTTGGCGACGCAATTGGGCGCGAGCGCAGGTATCAAGTTCGATTACGAACTTCACGATACAGGAGAGAACGTAGGTGCGGTTCTGCGGCATGTGGCTTGGACGCCAGAGCCGTGGATTCCTGGAATGAAGCCGTTTGAGGAAGTGTCCCTTTCGGGAGAATCCTACGAGGCGGTCTTTCTTTCCGAGGATGCAACGCCCGACACGAAACAAGAGGAAGGTGGTGAAAGTGGCATGACCCCAGAGGAAATCAAGGCTCTTGTCGATGCTTCTGTCAGCGAGGCAACAGCAACGCTGTCGACAGAACTCGAGGAGACCAAGACGGCACTCAAGGAGTCACAGGCAGCGGTTGCGACACTGACTGATTCGCTGAACAACAGCGCGTCGGTCAAGGAGGCGGCTGCGGTCAAGGCGGAACTCTCCGCGATGATCGAGTCTGGTCTTCCGCCCGCGATCGCTTCGCTCGCAGAACCGATCCTTATGGCTGGAGACACTGAGGTTCATCTCTCCGCAGACGAGAGCAGCACGGTCTCGGCTCAGTTGCGTGAGATCCTGAATCTCATTCCGAAGGTTGACTTCTCGGAGAAGGGTGAGGCGGGTGTTCCTGATGGAGCAGTCGTCGTCCTCTCAGCCGAGCAGGTCAAGGATCTCGGATTCAAGACCGAGTCCAAGTCCGACGACGATCCAGAACTGTCGACGGACCAGAAGATCATCGACGAAGTTGTTGCGTTCATTCCCGAAGACAAGAGGAAGTAAGGAGGCGAAACCATGACACGTCCTGCTTATGGTCGTGTGTCGGATGTGACCAACACTCCGACTGAGATCCTCGCCTCTACGCGTGGTCTGGAGAAGATGGGTGTCCAGTTGGACAATAAGACTGGCGTAACACTCGCCAGTCTTACGACAGCCCTTACGGGCTTGAACAACGATCTCGTCTTCACCGCTGTCGAGGGAATGGGTGCTGACAACATCCAAATCAAGTACACCGATCCTGGTGGAGTGACGGCTACGCTCTCAGTGACCGTCACAGGAACTCTGATCGACGTTTCACTTGGTCGTGCTGCAAGCGCAATCAACACGACAGCAACCGCTCTCAAGGCTGCTGTCGAAGGAAATGCGACGGCAGCATCACTCGTCACCATTGCCAACGCTGGTGGCAACGATGGATCTGGTCTCGTTACCGCATTGTCCGCGACCAACCTCAGTGGTGGTGTCGAGGTCAATCTCAAAAAGGGATTGGTCATGGGCAAGGTCACGGCGAGTGGGTTGTTCGCTCCGTACGACAACACCGCTTCTGACGGGACAGAGGTTGCGGTCGGCATCCTTGCTGACTACTGGTACGTTCAGGGAACGAACCAGGACGATCTGACTCTTGCGGGAGTCATCTACCTCCACGGTTCGTTCAACACTGCAAGTCTGATTTCTCTCGACTCTGGTGCGCTCACAGATCTTGGTGCTCGCCAGATCGGTCAAATCACAACCTTCTAGAGAGGAGGCGCAAGCGATATGACACGTCCTTCATACGGTCGGTTCACCGACGCAGCGGTCAGCACTCCAACCGAGATTCTCGCCTCCACAGTTGGACTCGAGAAGTTCGGTATCCAGATCGACACTGCCGTCTCAGCGAAGATCGTCAAGGGCACGCTGATGGGTAAGGTTGACTCGAGCGGTCTCTACCAGCCGTACAACAACGGGAACTCACCCGCTGGTATCGGCGTAGCCCTCGGCGTCCTTGTCGACGACTACGACCCGACGGTCAGCGCAGACCAAGCCGACCTTCGCTTGGCTGCGAGCATGTACATCCACGGTTCGTTCGTCACTGCGAACCTGACCGCACCTGACACAGGATGGAAGACCGACCTCGGTGGTCACGAAGTCGGAGCCATCTACACATTCTAGTACCAAGAAGGAGGCGAAAACCAAATGGCAGGAACAGCGAACCAGTATCCATCCCTGAAGAACACGATTCTCACGGGAATCATCAGGGAGTTCAAGACCGATACGTCAGTGTTCACGGGTGCTCCGTGGTGTCCGATTGTTGGTGCCCGTCCTGGCACTGACACGATCGAGTGGGACATCGTGACTGGTGTCCAGGGTATGACCCCTGCGGTCTACCCGAACGCTCCGTCGCCCATCAAGGCGCATCCCGGAGTCGGTCACAAGTCGTTCAAGACCGTGCAGTGGAGGGAGAAGTTCGTCTTTGACGAGACTGACCTCATGTACCTCCGCACTCCCGGAACTTGGGACACGGCTTATGGCAATCAGATGATTGCCGACCGCATGGGAGATCTCAACGTTCGGATCGAGACTCGGCTCGAGTATCTGCGCTGGCAGATGCTGACGGGGACAATCACCATCACCTACCCCGACACCAAGACTCAGGCGGTCGACTACGAGGTTCCGTCTGGCAACAAGCCGACGGTCTCGACCCTGTGGTCTGACGCAACCAACGCCGACGCGGTCTCCGACGTGGGCGCATGGAAGTTCCTCTTCCGTGGCACCCCCGTCAAGGCGGGTAAACTCGTGATGAACCAGTTTACCTACAACTACCTTCCCGCGATGACGAAGATCCGCAACCTCATCCAGTACCAGTTCGGCTACGATCTCGTCCGCAGCGGCGGTCTCGTCCCGATGGGTGCTGTCGGTGAGGCTCTCGGTGGTCTCCCGATCGAGATCAACGACTCGGGCTACGTCAACGACAGTGCAGCCTTCACTCCGTTCCTCGCGGACAAGAAGGTTCTTGTTCTCCCCGCAAGCACTCCCGAGAAGTGGTGTGAGTTCCTCTCCACCACGAACATGCACCACGGCGGTCAGACGCCGCAGGCTGGCAAGTTCGCCCGTCCGATCTGGAAGTTGGACGACGACCCGATCTCCGTCGAGGTTCTCGGTGGAATCTACGGTCTGCCTGTCATGTACCACACCGACTGGCACATCTACGCGACGGTAGCGTCGTAGCAGATGCTCGGAGGGGGAGGCGGCTCACGCCTCCCCCTCAGATGACCCCGAAGAAGGAGGTATGGAAATGGCAGAGGTCAAGGCGGTCGAGATCCTGCTTGATGCCCTTATCGTTCAGGGGCAGGTCTACAATGCAGGCGACGTTATCATCGACCCTCCCGAGGATCTCCTCAAGGCTGCTGACGAGAAGCGCATCGGTCGTGATGGTCTGCTCATGTGCAGGCGTCTCGACAAGAAGGCGGCTCTCTCAGCGGCGAAGCGTGCAGACGCTGGCGACGAGAGCGTCGTTGTCATGGAAGAGGAAGTCGTCGAAGAGGTCGAACCAGATCTCGAAACGGAGTAGTTCCATTGCACGAAATGGAACTGTCCGCGTACACTGTGCATGTAGGGTCTGAGATGAGAAGGAGGGAAACATGAGTCTCAGCAACCAAGCAGAGAACGACATGCTAAACTGGTACTTCACGAATGATGCTGCCCCAACGAGGCCGACGGCGTGGTACGTCTCTCTTCACACAGCCGATCCTGGCGACACGGGTGCAAGCGAACTGACTGGCGCGACGGGTTATGCTCGTCCTGCCGTCACCAACGGCTTCTCCACTTCGACCACTGGCGCGATCTCGAACGACGCGCAACTCCAATTCACGAACAGCGGTGGTTCAGCGTGGACGACCGTCACGCACTTCGGTGTCTGGTCTGCCGTGACCGTTGGCACGTTCTACGGTGGTGGCGCACTCAGCGCGAGCAAGACCGTTGGTGCTGGCGACACGGCAACGTTCGCGATCGGCGATCTCGATATCACGTTGGACTAGGGGTGATGGTGATGTTCGGTTGGCTCAAGAAGAAGCCGAAGCCCGAGCAGCCGCCGCTGTCGGATCCGCCGACTCCGGATCTGCCTCCGCAGAAACCGCCGACGGATCCGACAGTCCCTCCTCCCAAGGGGTAGACGATGTGGTGGGTGCTGGCAGCGATTGCGTGGCTGGCGACCATACTGTTCGTATGGTCGCTATGTCTCGCAGCCGCTAAAGAAGTTCCGAGGAGGGAAGACTAAATGGCTTACTGGTATGCCTGCGATGTCATTACAGTGACGCCTCCTGCGAGTGGAACGAAAATCAAAGAGGTCACGGGCGGCACCTATCCGATGCTGTTCATCGACACCACCGAGACCTGGACGGTCAGGCATAACCAGAGCGGACAAACTCGCAATGTGACCTACGGTGGTCTTGAGGTCGGGTGCCCTGTCGAAGCGGGATATGCGTATGAGGAGGACAACGCTATTCCCGAGATATGCCTAGTACGAACCGAGGAGCCGATACCACAGGCGGTAATAGATCGTGTGAACGCGGTCGCTGGTGGTGGGCAGTTCGTTGTTGAGATCGACACGATCGCCAAACGCGACGCGCTCTATGCCGCCTATCCTTCACTCCAGAACAGATTTGCTGACCAGCCGTGACGAAGATTTATCTCAGATGTACGGTCACTGGTGGGGGGCAGCATCTATCACCGATTAGCGGTTCAAGCGACATGTCTTTCGGTGCTGTTGGGGAGGATTCCGGGAACGGGTATCAGCAGGTCAAGTCGAATGTCTACCTCGTAACTGGAAGTACGGAGACCGCTCTTGGCACCAGTGTAGCCGAGAGGGTGTGGGATAGCAGTTCTGGTACTGCGACCTACACAGACACATGGGCGAATGTGGCTCAAACGTCCGTACCTAACGGCGGCTCTGTCCTGAAAATCGTAAACAATTACATGGCTGGCACTACGGGTAGTTCGACAATTGCTTACTCCGGTCCACTCGTGGCAACGAGCATTGGTGATGGGTCTACCGACTGGACATTCAGCCGTCGTATGGCTCTCGGCTACATCACGGACGAGTGGACGTCTACCGAGGAATGGGGTAATCGCTCAGACTCATGGATAGATGGAGTTGTACTCTCTGGTACTCCGTCTAGCATTCGATTGAACATTCAATCGGGAGTGAACCCTGTTCTCAGTTCCGGAACGGCATACTGGAGCGGCTGGAACGAGACTACCGTAATCAACCGCATGCTCGGTCCGAAATCAGGAACACTATCGAGCATCACTGAGTCGGTATACGACGACACAACAGAAGCGATTATCCTTACCGCATCTCTTCCGTTCGTGCAAGGGGCTGCTCTTACCGGATTGACCGCCTGTGCTGGAACGTATCAGTCGGGTGGTGACGGTATATACGGCGATCCTCGTCTAATCGGCTATGTGGCTGTCGGCACCGATCCGTCGAATCGACGCGACGGTGTAATGCCGATGGTAAACCGTACGGATGCAAATGTCGGAGGAGGTTCCACTACATCCGGTGTAGACTTTAGTACACTCAACAGTTGGAGCAATGTATCGGCTCTTGCTGGTGACTGTCTAGTCGTAGAATTCGGTGGAAATAACTCAGACACCGATTACAGCGCGACTGCGGTTTACCAGACTGGCACAACTGGTAGCGACCTTACCAATGGTGGCAACGGAACAACTAATCCGGGATGGGTAGAACTCACACTTAGCGGTGGAGGAACGAATCACGTTCTTTCCGGAACCATTGCAGGAACCTCGACCCTCACTGGCAACCTGAACCGTCCAGCGATAAAGTGGCTGGCTCCTGCCTACACGGTTCTGCAGAAGACCGGAGGAGAAGCCTCTGGCTGGTACTCCTTCGACCTGTCCAGTCTGCTTCCCTCAGATGCCACGGGTGTCATTCTTCGATTCCACTGTGAGAGCAGTAACCACTATCGCTACGGTGCTAAGGCGACTGGTGTTTCTGACCCATCATGGATGAGTGGTGGTAACTTCGACAGAATGTACTCCCATGCGATGCACATGGTCGCATCGAAACTCAGTGCCAGTCGTAGCGTGGATGTTTACTGCTACACGACCACTGGAGCAAATAACGACAGATACGCTGTTGTCGGTTACACCACGAGCGAGGGTGATGTGACGTGGACCGATATAAACAGCGTCAGTGATGTCGGAACTGCTGCTGGTACTGCTGGATGGGTAACTCTGACGGACTCTTCCGCACCAACTGGTGCAATCGCTGGTATCTATGCAGTGATGAATCTCGGAGGAACCTCAGCAGTTTCGTTCAACGTAAGACCGACTGGTTCTTCATGGGCGAACGTCTCGTCCTTCTATCAGGGTGGGTATTGGGTCGTTCCACTCAACAGCAGCAAACAGTTCGACGCATATCGCAATGCAAACTATGCGATAGATATGCGCCCGATCGCTTACTTCCTGCATGGTGTCATCGTGCCAGTAACGGAGACTGGTTGGACGCTGACCGAGACCACTCCGACGGACATTCCCACTCCACCGTCAGGTGCGACTGGAATGTTCCTCCGGAAGCATCAGTACACCAACGCTCAACTAACGATTCGTACTAACTCGAACGATGCAGCAGATAACGGCGCGTCTTCGTTCAGCAATACGGTCATCGGTCTTGGTGCCAATGCGAACAATGCTCTCCAGATAGCGCAGGACTCCGTAAACACGGACAGCATATATCTACAGGCGTACACCAACGAGGGCACCGTTATCACGATGGGTTCGGTTGACCATCCGTTGCAGGGTACTGTCG